AGGGATTAAAAGAATTTCGTGAAACTGGAGAGACAAAATTACCTGCTCCAACTCAACATGAGAATCGCCCAAGATTTGTCGCTCATAAGTTATACGATGATATTTTTGTTGATGCGAATTGCACAGAAATTGACCGTGCTCGTGTTATCATGCGAAGGGAATGGTTGAGTGAAACTGAACTTCGTGAAAAAATTATTACCGAGGGATACGATGAATCTTTTGTCGAGGAAGTTTTAGAAAAAGCGGAAGGAGTTTCTGGAGTAGCGGAATACGATTATCGAAATCCCATCCAGATCGGAGTAAATGTTTTGGGTAAGGGAGTCGAGGGAGACTTCGATGGTCTCTATGAAATCTTTACCGCATATCAAAGACAGTACGATGAGGACACGAATGTCCCTGCGATTTATTGCACCGCATTTTCAAGTCATGTGCAGGGTAATTACGGTAAGCACGAAATGCTTGAGTACGGTCATAACCAAATGCCCTTTGTTCTATTTTCTCGTGAACGATTATCACGATCCATTTTTGACTCCAGAGGAATCCCAGAATTAGTTGCCACGAACCAATATGAAGCGAAGGTACAACGAGATTTAAGGAACGATGCGAGTCAAATTAGTGTCATACCACCACTCTTAGTTAATGCTCGCAGAGGAGGTTTGAATTTACTTGTCGCACCTGCATCACAGATGACAATTACTCGTCCAGATGACATCCAGTGGTTGAATCCACCAGTGCCATCGCAGGGGAGTATTGAAGCAGAACAGGCAACCATCATGGATGCGGAAAGGTACTTTGGTAATCCAGAGAAACCAGAGGCAAAACAACTGTACCAACAGTGCATGGTCAATCGTTGGTTGGACTCATGGAGAGAGGCTTTATCGCAAGCTTTAAGTCTTTGCCAACAGTATCTGCCTCCAGAATTTGTAGCACGATTAACAGGTGGTGCGGTGGAAGAAATTGCGGTTCAGCAAGATGACATTGCAGGGCGATATGACCTCTCCTTGAGGTTTTCTGTTGATGTCCTTAATCAAGAGTTCATGGAGAAAAAATTAGATGCGGTAACTAAGCTTACCCAGTTCGATGTTACTGGTGCATTAGACCGTTCTAAGCTACTTGAAATCATTGCGGAATCAATTGATCCAATGCTCGCAAAACAAGTGGTCATGGACAAGCAGAGTGCCTCGCAAAAAGAAATTGAGGATGAGCAATTGAGTTGGGTAAGAATAATGAATGAAATCGAACCACCACCAAAAGAAGGTGTGAATTTTGAACTTCGTTCTCAAGTGGCTCAACAGATTTTACAATCGTCTCAAGAACTTCAACAGAAGATGGCAGAAAAACCACTCGTAAAGCAACTGGCGGACAACCGAATGAAATATTTACAGTTCGGAATTTCCCAACAAGAGAATGCACAAATTGGAAGAGTTGGAGTGAAACCAGTAATGGGAGGACAACAATGATCGGACTGTTTAAACGCAGAGCAACTCTGGTGAAATATCCAGAACCAATGAAAGCTGAAGATGTCAGTAGAATATTTTCAGAGTACGGTGAGGACTCAAAAATCTGGCAAGCAATTGACACCGTAATTGACTCCCACCTCTTGTCTGCGGTGAATGATGTTTCTGATCCGAAATTAGACTCTCACGGACTTTCCCATGCCTCTGGCAGGGTGGATGCGATTAGTACCTTAAAATCCAAAATGGAGGAATACCGACAATGGAAGAATGGGAAGACGAATTACAAGAACAGTTAAATGAAATAGTTCAACCAGAAATAGAAAAAGGATTCACGGTTCGGCAAGTTTGCGGAGTTTTGGACACATTAAAATTTGAACTGATTGCCAATATGTCAGTCATCGAAATTGAGGAAGAAGAATGAAATCATTTATTTATTGTTCAGACCTGCATGGTGATAAACAGGATTATGAGGCAACCGCAGAACTGTTAAAATTTACAAAAGAATTTAACCCAGATGTTCGCATCTTTGGTGGAGACCTTTTTGATTTTTCTCCACTAATGAGGAATGCTGATCCTGCTGAAAGAAATGCATCAATGGAGGCAGATGTGGAAGCAGGTATGGAGTTTCTAAAAGAATGGAGACCACACCATTTCTTACTGGGAAACCACGATGACAGACTTTGGCAAACGGCACACAAACACTCGATTGGTTTAATTCGTGATACTGCAAAAATGGGCATCAAGGATATTGAAAGAACCTGCCGTTCCATAAAGTGCAAAATTTACCCTTACGATGTGGACAAGGGTATTTTATCACTTGGAAAAATAAATTTTGTCCACGGTTTTTATCATGGCATTACCGCAACCAAGAGACACGCAGAAACATTTGGTGTGCAGGGTGGGGCGGTAGTTCATGGACACATCCACTCGTTTCAATTTGCATCAATTCCAAAGATGGGTGGATGCACAGGAGTATCCGCAGGTTGTTTAGCAACAACGGCAATGGATTGGAATAGGGCAAAGGTAAATCGGTTAGCACATGAAGCAGGTTGGGTTTATGGATACTACTCTAAAAAATCTTGGGCAATTTATCCTGTCCGCAGGTTCGATGGAAAATTCTTATGGCAATAGACTGGGCAAAAAATATAGGTCGTTTAAACGCAAAGGAAGGAGATGAACCAAAGGGTAATGACTGGTTCACTGCTAAAGAATTTATTGAAAATTCTAATTACGGTGTTTGCAAAAGCAGAGCACAATTAAAGAAGGCAGTAGCGGATGGTGATATTGAAGTCCACCGAGGAAGTCGATGGGCATCTGAGTTTGGTCACCTTGTCCGAGGCACTTGGTATCGGTTCGTAAACCGCAAGTAACCGCAACTCCAACGGATCACTTGCGAGTGATCAATTCTGTACGGATTGATGGTTCTATCGTCCGTGGCGAAATCCACGAGTAACTATCAATCGTCTCGATATAAAAATGACAGAATCAAACGAGGTCGCACCTCTAAAAGCAGAAGAACAGGAAAGTCCAAATCTAGTAAGTTTCGGAGATATTGCCGAGGCAAGCGGAATGGCATCGTTATTTGAAAGTGCATCGGAAGATAAGACAGAGGAGTCCGCTGAGTATTCGGAGGAATCCAATGATGAGTCAGAAGAGGAAATGGGTGAGGAACTTGAAGAAGAGCAGGGTGAAGAAGGTGAAGTTGGTGAAGAACCAGAAGAACCAGAACCGCAAGGTGATTCTGATGGAGTCAAGAAACGAATTGGTAAATTAATCGAGGCAAGGAATAAAGCGGAAGAAGAAACTGCTGAACTCCGATCCAGAATTGAGGAACTAGAGAAAGCTGAACCTCAACGGCAGAAAGTCGAAGAGAAAGGCATGGATCGTTTTGAAGACCTTACCACCATTCAAGAAGTCAAGCAAAGGGAAGACGATGCAGAGCATCTCCGAGATTGGTTGATGGAAAATCCAGATGGTGGTGAGTACACAGACCTCAGTGGGGATGAACATGAAGTTGAGTACGATCAAGCGAGAAAATTGATGGCACAAACTGACCGTGATCTCCGCAAAAATATTCCTAAAGTAATTCAGAAAATTCAACAAAGGGAAGGCAACTTTGAGTTAGCTAAAAAGACCTTTGAGTGGATGAAGGATGAATCATCACCAGAGATGGTGGAGAGTAAAAAAGTCCTGCAAATGAATGAGGCTTTAGCTGAGTATTATAAAAAAGACCCATATGCAGTTTTAACACTGGGATACGCAATGGAAGGCATTAAAGCAATTAATGCCAGACAAGCAAAGAAACCAGTAAATAAAACCGCACCCTCTGTACCATCCGCACCAAGCAGGGCAAAACCATCAGTGGTTAAAGGTAGGGGTAAAAATAAAAAATCCTTACTAGCGAATGCAGGTTCTGGGGACATCGAAGATGCAAGTAGTTACATAGAATCAATTCTTTAAAAAATCTTAGGAGGAAAAAATTATGGCAGGAATAGTCGAAAGATCACAGTCCCTTAAAAGGGAATCACTCAGTGACTTATTAACAGTAGTAGATCAAAAATCTACACCGTTTATGTCGCAGGTAAAAAAAGGTTCAGCACCTAAAAACAGTTTTGTTGAGTGGGGCTTAGATAAGCACAAAGACAACCTTGTCCGCACTGCAACTTATGCATCTGGAATTTCAAATAATTTACCACAGGACGGTGATGATATCACTTCTGCGGATTTTGAAAATTACGATGATCGTGTTAAATGTTCTGTTTATTTACAGTACACAAGACGAGTACCCAAAGTATCTCGCTTGGCAAATATGGTTTCTGATGTTGCAGGAGTTGGGTACAAAAAGGAAATGGCAAATAGTATTGCTAAAGCACTTGTTGCGACAAAACGAGATATTGAAAGTACTCTTTGTTCTTCGCAAGAAACTGCACAGGAAACTTCTTCCACACCATACCAGACTCGTGGTTTAGGTAAATGGATTAGTTCATCCGCTCAGTCTACGCTTCCAGTGCCATCTGATTTCCGCACACCAACTGGTTCAATTAAATCTGTTGCTTCTGCTGATGCGAAGGAAGAGGATTTGCGTGATATTCTTCAGAGTATCTATGAGCAAACTGGTGAATCTGATAAGACTTTTTATGGTCTTTGCGGAACTCAAGTTAAGAAGACAATTAGTAACTTCACATTGTTCACACCAAGAACCAACAACCTTGTTGTTTCTAATCGTGACACTGACGAAGGTCGCTTGTCTGCTTCAGTTGACATTATTGAATCTGATTTCGGAACAATCACTTTGAATCTTAGTTCGTTTTTAGAACAAGATGCCAGAGACGGTTCGGATGCATATGATGCGAGTGTTGGGCAAAACACATTGTTCATTTTGAATATGCCACAGTTGGAAGCTTGCTTTGCAGAAGAAACTTCTGTTCGTGAGTTACCAGACCTTG